TTTTATTCAGGGGGTATATATATCTAAATTGTTTTCCTCTAATTCTACGAATACCTTTTATTTTTATAAAATCAGGGGTCATCCAAAATAATTTTTCTTTACCCGAAAATTCAGCATTTTCTTTCAATAAAGCTTTTGAACTTCTTGGGTGTATTTTCTCCCCTAAAGGTGATATGTAGATATCGGTCCAAATAAAATTACCATAATAAAAATTAGACCCTTGGTACACATACCCAACTTTACCCACAATTCCATCTGCCCATGTATAAAGAAATTTCTTTTCAGGTAAATTAGTTTTCATCCATCTAACTACTTGAGCTAACATCTGTGACTCTGAATTTCTAGGCATAGAATCATCCATACACATCTTACCAATTTCGTAATAATCCTCTGATTTTAAGTTCGGGAATAACTTTTTAATTGTTTGTAAGGGTTGTGTCCCCCACCCCAATGTAACAACACCAACTAACTCATTGTTTAAAAAACAACCTAACCAATGTTTGGTTAATTTAGGCATTACTTTTGAATAGTGTCTTTCTTGTACAAATTCTATAGCAAGAGTTTTATCTATCTCTTTAATTTCAAAAAAATATTTCATTTTAAAAAGCTAATTCAGTTATTTCATCACATTTGGGGCAAGAATACCATTTTTTAAATCTATTGTCGTAAATTTGTTTTTTACCGGCACAACAATCATATTCATTTGTATCACCTTTTTGTGGTCTCATTTCTTCAATATATAAGCACTTTAAAGATTTATCAATAATATAAGCATATCTATGTTTCCTTGTTCTAGGAATCCAAACACCTTGGACTTCTTTTGTTGAACCTCTAGGGTTAACCTTACCATCCCATCTAAAAAAATCTGATTTCTTATCTGTTAAGCCGTAATAGGTGAAGTTACAGACCTGATATATACTACCGCTATGTCTACTATCATCCGCTAATGTTATAACTGCCTTAACACCTTCTTTTTTTAGTAATCTAATACTACCACCTAATAGGTATGAAGTTAGGTTTGTACCATTTAATTCAGGTAAAACACAAAGTCTACTAAGTTCTAAAACCGTTTGGTTATCATTGGATAAACCAAACCAACCCTTTAAAGCTACATTACCTTGTGGATTAGAGAAAGTAGCAACACCAATGATATCTTCAGTCTCCCTATCAATTACAGCATAAGAAAATTTAGCAAAAAATTTAGCTTCACCCAAGTAGTGATAAGTTTTAACAAAATCGTAAGCCTCTTTTTTGGTAACTTCTTTTAAATAGAAAATATCTTTAGCCTTAAGCTCTCGGTTGATAAACTTCTGAACTGTTTGTTTGTTCATATAAATTATTATTAATTAAAACCTTTTTTTCTTTTTCAAAAGCAATTTCATAAATTTGGCGGAGTTCCACGTATTTATAATCGCCACTACCAACCATTTTAGATACTGTGTCGTACATTTTATTTTGAATACCCAATTCAAAAGCCTCAAAAAATATCTCTTCTATTCTAGTCATTTCCAATAATTTAATATTAAATAAATATAATAAAACCGTTAATTATTAAGTATAGTAAAATAAAAAAAGGGAGACAAGCTCCCTTTAAAAAATTAGGTGTCGGAATGGTGGTCCTTTTGTTATTTTCGGTGGCTGAGTAACCACCCCAATATTATTAACCCATTTTGGTTCGGGTGTCTTTTATTTGATTGAGACAAATCCAACTACCATTTTTACTTGTGATAATCAAGAGGTATGTTTTACGACCTCAAGTGTGAGATTTTCCCACGTTTAAACTCTCCTATGGTCGCCAATTTATAATTTAATTTGGGGTAAATCGGTAAAACCCCTCGTCGTTCTTACAAGTTTCTAGAAGAATTTGCAGAAACCATTCGTTTATTGGGTCTTATAGTCTCGTTTGACGTACCCATTACACCTTTTTAATAATTTTGTGGTAACAGAATCGTTTGACTCTTTTGTCTAACTCTGAGTGGTCCCCGGCTTTCACCTTTACACCCTTGTGGTTAGACGGGTTATCAAAGCCCTCTCTTATGTAGCTATAAATTTAAGATTTTAATTTTGCTGCAATTATTCCTCAATACCACAATATTTTAAAGAATCCAAACCTTTACAGGTTCATATCTTTCTGAATGTACGGTTTCATTCATAATATTAACAGGTGTTAAACTGTTAGGATTATTCAGAACCGATTTCAAGATTGATGGACTGAAACCACTAATTAAAGCAGTTCCAACCTCATCAAATCTTGCTGGGAAATTACCCCCGTTGGAATGTAGGTTCCAGAAAATAATTCCAGGTTTTACATAACCAGCGTTAGTGTACATTTCATCAATCATCGACATAGCCGAGGGATTCCAATCAGATTCATTTCCCCAACCACTACTAGTAGCGGAATCAAACTCCATATCGGATAGGATAAGAATCTTTGTTGGCATCTCTTCCTGTGGAACACCAAATTTAACTGCTTGATTCAAGATAGTCTTGAACGCTGCTTCTAAATTAGTTGACATACCCCATTTAGCTCTAGCTAATTGATTGTAACGGTCACTAAGTGGACCCATCAATTTTTGAATTTCGGGATTTGAAGAAAATGTCATAAACATATCTTTAAATGCTCCCTCATTTCTTTCAGAGATGTACATACCCAAAGAAATAGCCACCTCCATACATGTAAGGTTTGGATTACCTCCTACCGAACAATCCATTGAACCTGAAACGTCAACCAAAGGTAGGACAAGTTCTGTTGAACCTTCCATATAATTTGGTAGGGCTTTCCATTGTTCATTAGCCAAATCTTTATTACCGAATCTAAGATTCTTGGTAACATCGTAAGGATACAAAGCTCCGGCGTTAACTTTAGTTTCACCTTTTTGAAGGGCTTCAATAAATTGACCAAATCTTTCTTGGTCGTTTCTGCCAAAAGCTTTTGTATACCTTGACATAGCCAAAGATGGTGTCTTTGAATACTCAATCTCTGCCCAACTTTTCGAACACATTTTTTGTTCTACCGTGTTTGACAAAGACACAAGTAATTTTCTAAGGGATTTTGGGTCCAACTTAAGTGCTTTACGTACTTTATTAAATACCAAACCTTTACGGGGCATCCATTTAGCACATAAACCATTACCACTTTTTAAACCTTCTACAAGAAGTGTGATGGCGTCATTTTCCAATTCAGTTCCGAAAAGGATATGAACGTCATCCCATCTCCCGTATTCAGGAATTAAGTTAAGATTAACTTTAACTACTTTTGAGTAGTTATCAACTAGGTAAGATAAAATATCTCTAAAGATTTTTCTCTCACCAGCACCACCTCTAACATCTCTTGCCCAAAAAAGGATTCTTAATGCTGTAGTTGGTTCTTCACTGAAAGCCTTTGAGAAAAGTTTTACAACACTCTCAGAACTTTTACCTCTCATTGCTCCAATGGAGAAGAAAAGGTTAACACACTCATTAAGAGAAGATGAATTAGTTTCCATCCCGTTCTTAGTGGTTGTGTTTTCAGTTTGTAATGCTTCAGTTAATCTTGACATAATTTCTATTTTTTTAATTAGGTTTCTTTAAAACAGTTATAAATTATACTATTTATTTTCTGATTTGTCAATAGGTTTTTTTGTATATTTTCTAATTAATTTAAAAATCTCCGTAATGTCTGTAAACTCGGATGGTGGACTATCCATTCTACTAGGAAGAAACATCACAGTAAACCCGTGATTAGCATAAAATGTTTCAGTAACTCTAACACCATTGATTTTACCAAGATAAACCCAAGGAAAATTTCCTGATAGTTTTACATCAATTCCTATTTTTTTAAGTCGTTCAACAAACACTCCGAGTTTATCTGTACTTATTTTTGTACTAGTTTCTGTTTCCATTTCTATATATGTTCCAAATTTAGTTTTTACTTCCATAACATTCAAGTTTTTTATCCGTCACATTCCACAAATCTTTTTTTCCTTCCGTCATGTGACAATTGTGTTTCTTTCCCGTTTTTTCACCGAACTCCACAATCATATCATTATGACGATTACGGATAAAGTGAGGACATTCTTTACAGGGTTTTTTCATAACACAAAGATAAAAAAAAATCCCACATGATTAACATATAGGATTATTTTTTTTATGATTTTTTTAAAAATTACGCTACTTCAACAATTTCCAATTCAAAAATCAATTTTCTACCAGCCAATGGGTGATTAGCATCGATGGTAACAGTTTCTTCGTTTACATCAGTAACAACAACAGGAATTGGCCCCGCTTCTGTTTGTGCTTCCAACATTTGACCTGCTTGTACTCCTTCAGGTACTCTATCAAGAGGTACTTGGTTAACTAGTTCTTCGTTATATGGTCCATAAGCTTGCTCTGGTTCTAATTCAACAGTTTTTTTATCACCTGCCGACAACCCCATAACACCTTGTTCAAAACCAAGAATCAAATTACCCTCACCAACAACGAATTCGATTGGGTCTTTACCTGTAGATGAATCGAAAACATTATTATCTTCAAATTTACCTGTGTAATGTACTTTTACTTTACTTCCTTCTTTAATCATTTTAACAATATTTTATTTTTATTATATATTAAATCTACTATTAAAAAAACTTATTGTAAAGTACCTTCATTGTTTTCTTGTAAAATTAATGCACCAACTCGGTACATTTTTTTCTTCCATGTTTCAGCTTTTTTATGAAAACGTTTTTCAAAGAATTTAAAAAATACGTAAGGGTCTTCTTTAGCTTTTTGTGGAACTTTATCCATACTAATATTTACCCCAACAGATTGAATTCCTTTTACACCGTTCTCTAATACAGTATCCCAAAGGTTTATTAAAGATTTTATAGCACTATCCTTGGAACTTGTGTCTACTCCCATAGACTTAAGTTGTGTATCTCTCATTAATTTATGTAACATATATAATGGATTACGTTTACTACCAGCTGACGGTAATTGGAAACTTTTTAAATATTCTTCAGCGTTAAAATCTTCCAACATCTTCATTTGACGCCAAACCTCTGATTTATGTAATTCTCTTACAAAATCATCAGTTGTTTTAATGTCCTTATTTTTTAATTTATAATATAACTGTTCAATTCTAGCGTTAATCTCAAAAGATAAGTGTAGGTATACTAAATTAAGAAAATCACGCCACCAATCAATACCTATTTCCCTAAAATAATGGTTATTAGCCACAGCATTTAGAGCGGTTTCTTTACCAAAATGTACATCTTTACCAGCCTTTAATTGTTTACATTTTTGATAAACGTGTAAAAGTTCGTGAGCTATAGTTTCTCTTAATTCATTAACATCTTTAGTAGACATACCTTCTTTTTCAATAATTACATTAAAATCTAGGTATAGTTTTGATAAAACCATATGTTTACCTAGTTTACTTAGTTTTTGGGTTATCTCACCACCTACAGAGGCTTGTATTGTCCCATCCTCTTGTTTTAACACTATCGAAGGTATTCCTACAACATTAAAAGTTATCCTAGGTTTCCATATTGGCAATGATTGAAACATTTTTGAATTTAGGAAATCTTTCATATCACTAAAACCATTGTCTTTCATAACAAAATCCATTACCTCACCACCAGATATTTCAACATCATTTGATTTATTAGCAAAATCTTCTATTTCTTCTCCTGTGTTTGGGTCTGTGTAGTTAAATCTACCTTCTTCGGCCCAACCACCTCTTATTTCAGATTTAATCTCATCCAATAGTAATTTTGTTAAAGATTCAACCCATGGGTCCAAATCTTTAGGGACACCCATTATCTCGTTAAGTAATTCTACTTTTTTCATTAAAGTTTTATTATAAATATCCTTTAACTAAAGTTGGGCATATTTTTTAACTCCCTTATCTTATATTCTTCAATATCAGATAATTCTTTTGGTATTATTGGGTTTAATGTAACGTATAAATCACCGGTTATACCAGTAGAACCATCCACAAAACCCTTACCACGTAATCTAAACGTTTTATTTGTCTCAGATAACTTAGGTATCTTTACTTTAACACTACCATCTAAAGTACTAAACTCACTTTCAATACCTAATAAAATGTCTAGGATTGGAATGTCTAATTTTCTTTTAAGATTTAAACCTTCTAAAGTATAAACATCATGTGGTTTTAACTTGGTAATAAAATACAAATCCCCCCTTTGGGCATTCTTAACCCAATCACCTAAACCAGGGTAGGTAAAGAAAGAATCATCAACTGTTCCACTAGGTACTTTAACCTCAACACTTCTAATCGTTTTAACAGCACCATTACCATTACAGTGATAACAAACAGATTTAAATAATTTACCGTTACCACCACAATTATTACACATAAATAAAAATGGGCCTTGTTGTATATGACCATTCCCACCACATTGGTTACACTGTTGTGGTTCAAAACCTCCTTCCCCATGACATTTGTCACAAGCTTCGGTAGAATGGAAATTAATAATCTTATCACAACCATAATAAGATTCCTCAAGGGTTAATTCTATAACTAATTTTAAAGGTCTAGCTTTTTGTGGACCTCCTTGGAAAGGGTTAAAACCACCAAAAGGATTTCCTTGGTTTTTTGGTTTTTGTTTCCCTGTTAATATTTCGTAAGCTTCAACAACCTTTTTAAAGTTTTCTTCAGCCTCTTTGTTGTTTGGGTTTAAATCTGGGTGATATTTTTTAGACATTTTTCTATATGCCTTTTTTATATCTTCTTCTTTAGCTCCTTCATTTAAACCTAAAATATCATAATATTCTTTCATTTGTTAATAATAATAGTGTGGACATTTTTTGTAAACGTATGTAATATTAAAAAGTAATATGTACGAAATAATATTAACAGAAAATGATAAGAAAGTCAAAACACTATACAAATATAGTCGGGAATATGATGCTCTTTATCGTTTTACAAACGTAAGTAATAAACAAATACAATATCCGAAAAAACAAGTTTATAAAAACAAAGTTTTAACGGAGGTAGTTTATCATGTCTTACTCTTAAAGAAAAGAGGTGAGGGTGATAAAAGTATTATTCTACGGGATAAATATGGTAAATTATTAGAATCATTTATGGAGGACCCTGATTGGGTTGTTTTAGGCCGTTCTGAATATCAAATAGAGGAACAATTTTCGGTAACGGGTGCAAATAGAAAATTAAACACCCAAGAGATTATTAGTTACGTTTTGTTGAGTAAATTAAGTGATAAAAACCCTAAACAGGTTGTTATTTTAAATAATAAAATTGTTATAGAAGGTTTAGCTTTAAATATGGTTACTTGTAAGGATGTTAGTGAGGCCACTAGATTGTACAATAGATTACGTATCCATTGCTATGACAACAGAGTTAAACACATTATTTTCTTTGGTTCTGTACCTAAAGAAAATAAAAAAGAATGGTACAAAAAATTGAATTCAGTAACTGGTGTAGGTTACAATAGACTATATAGAAGTAGTAGTCGTTAAAATTTTCTTTAAAAAACTTTTTCTATGGTGACTAGTTATACCTTCTTCTTTTATAGTTTGAATGTGGTGACTACTTCCATACCCCTTATTTTTATCCCACTTATATGAAGGAAATTTTTCGTGGAGAAAGTTCATGTATTCATCACGATAAACTTTAGCTACAATTGAAGCAGCAGCAATAGAAAGATATTCATTATCACCTTTAATAACACAAGTATAAGGTATCTCTTCAAAAGAATCAAAAATATTACCATCAACCAAGATATGTTCAGGTTTAACTGATAAAGAAGTAATAGCTTTATTCATTGCACCAAATGTTGCGTTTTGGATGTTGTAGGTGTCGATACCTTCCACATCAACCATCTCAACTGAAATAGCTATCGCATTTTCTTCAATTTCTTTAAGAGCTCTTTGTCTACCTTTTTCTGTTAGTTTTTTTGAGTCTTTAATTTGTTCAGATGTAAAATATTTGGGTAGGATTACTGCTGCCGCAAAAACAGGTCCAGCTAACGAACCTCTACCGACCTCATCAACACCACATTCTACTAAATCTGTGTGTAAATATGATTTTAAACCCATTATATAGTGTTTTTTAAGAATTTAAAATTTATGTTATAAATTTCTACCTCAAACTCTTGGTCTAAATTAGTGTTGTTATCTTTTTTAATTTCTCTTTGGATTTCTCTATGGATTTCTCTATGTAAATCATCACGTAAATCATATACTATTTCTTTTGGTAAAAGGAATTTACCTGCTTTTACTTCATCCATATTGACCATGGAGTAAGCAAAATCAACAAAACTTTTTAATTCCATCCTATTAATTTTTTAAATTTTTCCCATTTAGTGAGTTTTTTTTGAACTGTATTTGGTTCTTTTTTAATGATTTCACCCAAACCACCCATTATCTCATTAATGAACTTATTTTTTTTATGTTCAGTTACTAATTGGTCTTGTACAATTTTTCTTCTTTCTTGTTCTATTTCCCATTCTTCTCTATTCATATAACAATTTGTTTAATTTTCTGTTAATTGATTCTCTTAAATTTAATATGGGTTCTACTAATTGGAAAGTTTTATTCCAACCTTTATGTATTGGTTTTGGTAAATTATTTTCATTAGACCACATATAATCATCATTTTCATCTAATTTTAGATTAGGTTTAAATTCTTCATCAACAAACCCAACAAAGACATGAAAAAGACCGTAATCATTTGTTATTGTATCTAATAACTTAATGTTTTGTATTTGACTAGAATCTACCCTTATTTCCTCTTCAATCTCTCTTTTAACACAATCTAATGGTGTCTCACCTTCAACATCCATAGTACCCGTTAAAATGGACCATACTATTGGCCTATCAGACCTATGTAACAAAAGAAAGTTATTTGTATCTCTTGCTATTATTAAAATTCCTACAGACTCTTTCATTATATATATAAATTCATTATACTTATAAATATAAAAACAATACAGTATGAATACATTATTATTTATTTTAGTTTGTTATGGATTGTCAAATATCATTGTTTATGGAACAATATTTGGCAGTATGAGAGAGTTTTTGACTAAGAAGAGCCCTAATTTTTGGGGTAAACTAGTTTCTTGTATGATGTGTTTTCCTACATGGGCAGGATTCTTCCTTTCATTAACATTTTTCTCACCTAGTTTGTACTATGGTTTAGGAGATTTAAATCTTGGATTTTTTACAATACCTAATGAAGTTACTTCCGTATTTTTTGACGGTATGTTAGCCTCAGGTACTACTTGGTTAATCCATACATTTCAGGAAATGGCTGAAAGAGCCTTTAATGAGGAATAAAAAAAGGGACTTAATTAGTCCCTTTTTCTTCTTTAACAAATAATTTATCCAAATGTCTTTCTTCTAGTTCTTCATAAAAAGTGTTAGAATTCATCCCATTTATTTCGTAGTGTGATATCTCACCCTTATCTACTTTAGTGTCTAACCATTCTGTAATTTTATTATTAGCGGTTTCGTCATCTAAAGCACTAAAACTTTTTGTACATCTAAATTCTAAATCACCACCTCTACCAATAACATTTAAATCGGTTTCAATGATGTGACCTAGGATTTCGGCTTCACGTAATTGTTTATTATAATTTTCGGTTAAAACCACTGAATACTCAAAATCATAAAAACTTAGTTCATTTAAAGCCTCAGCCATTTTAGGTAGATTAACTGTTTGGTGAAAATTTTTAGGAACCCCCATTTTAAGAAATTTTTTCTGTTGTTTTGTTATTATCTTGTTGTTCGTTTGTTGTAGTAACATTAGCGATAATGTTTTTTGCGTTCAACTTTAGATTATTCTCTTCTGTAGTGAATTTAAGGTGATTAAGTTCATCTAAACTTTTTGTTTCAAAAACTCTTTTAAGTTCCTCAACCTTAGCTTTAAGTAATCTTTCTTTTTCCTCAATTTCTAGATTATAGTTAATTACCTTTTCTTCAATATAATCTAAAATTTCATCAAAACTTTTTGTATCTGAATAAAACATATTATAAAGAGAACCTTGTTCTTTGGTTTCTTTTTGTGAAACCTGAATTTCATCTGTTTCCTCTATTTCCCAAGTCTTTCTTAAGTTAACCTCAACTATTCTATAACCTTCAGCAACTTTTAACCCCTTAAAAAAAGGTTGTAGTTTGTCTATTCTTTTTTGTATCATTATAATTGAATTCCTGTGAGTAATGCTGTGATAATGTATGAGATAGAAAGACCCAATAAAAACCTGTCCCAAGTAGAGATTTCGTATTTAGTGGGTACTTCCGACCTCAACCCATTTATTATATTCCAAGAGTGTTTAAGTACATTAAAGACACCCATTATGAATATAACTAATAAAACTTTATTTAAAAAAAATTCTCCCATTACGGTGTTACCATTTGTTTTTTAGTGTTACTAATTTCATCTCTAGTGTCTTTAGCCACATTACGAATGTCTTGTAAAGTTTTTCTTGCTCTAGTACCAGCAGTTTTATTACCTTTTTCAATAAATTTTTCGTAATCATCTCTAAAAGATTTTACAAGATTTTCTAGTTCAATAATTTTTTCCATTTTAATTATTTTTTATTCATTATTATTTTCCCCTTCGTTTTTAGGGGTTATTAAATTATTAGATATAAAAGACTCCCAATACGTAATCATTAATGACGCGTCTTTTAGTCTACCTAATTCCTTGATTATGCTTTTTATTTTTTCTTCTGGATTTAAATTTTTATCTAATATCAAGTGTTCGATATTGGATTCGGCTTTTAATTTTTCCTGTATAAGTTCGTTACTTACAATATTTAAATCTTTAAAATTCATAAAACATTTTTATTTAAATTAACCTAATTTGTTTAAAATTAAACAGTATTGGGTTAAAATAATATTAATTTACTACAAAACTTTTATTAAATATTTTGTAGAGTTCTAAAAGAGTTTCATATTCAGACATTGTTTTACCTTTACTAAAATCAAACAACTGTCCCCAAAACTCGGTTATCTTTTTTGTACTATCAATATCTTTATCTTCTTCGTAATAAAAAGATTCTTTATAAAACTCTTTAAAATAATTAAATAATTCTGTTACATCGATGAAGTAGATTCTCTCTTCTTTAAAGGAACTAATCACTTTTGACCAACACCATTTAAAATGATTATTCTTTTCTTCACCGATAGTAACATCATCACCCATATATGTAGTTAAAACTAACTCATTTAGTGAGTATATAAAATCGAAAAATAACTCTAATTTTTCTTGTGTTATATTATTAATTTTATATAACAACATTAAATCGTCTTTTTCCATATTTTTTGATATGTACTCTATAAAATCTATAGTCTTTGATATCTTATTAATTTTACCCATTTATTAATA